TGGTAGGTCAAGCACATCGGTATTGCTTGATTTAGGTATACGAAAAACAATGGTTTCATTTAATAATGGTGATTTAATTTTGGTAAAATAGGTTATCAAAAACACCATTTTATAAATAATAATAGAAATAATTTATTTTATTAAGGAGAAAACAATGGCAGACGAGAAAAAAGGTATTGAAATTTTATTTGAAGATGAATCTCTTCAAGACCTGTCTGAAGACTTCAAAACAAAAGCAACCGTGATTTTCGAAACTGCTGTTGCAAAAGGTGTTCAGGACGAAAAACAGGTTATTAAAGAAGAGTATGAAACAAAACTTGAAGAAAGTAAAAAAGAACTTTCTGAAAAGTTAGAAGAACAAGTTGATTCATACTTGAATTATGTGGTTGAAGCATGGATGGAAGATAATAAACTTGTTGTAGATGCAGGTATTAAAACTGAAATTGCTGAACACTTTATGACAGGAATGAAAGAACTTTTTGAAGAAAGTTATGTTGAAGTTCCAGAAAATAAGGTTGATATTGTTGCTGATATGGCAGAACAGTTAGAAGAAAATGAAGATAAACTTAATGATGTTATTGATGAAAATATCAAACTTGCTAGTGAATTGAAAGATTTCAGAAAATCATTTATTGTTAGTGAAGAAACTGATGGTCTTGCTGATAGTGAAATTGATAAGATTGAAAGTTTTATTGAAATGGTTGAATTTGAAGATGAAGAAAGTTATCGTTCTCAGGTTAAATCTATTATCGAAGCATATAGTGGTAAAAATGATGATGATAATGATGATAAAAAGAAAGATAAAAAGAAAGATAAAAATGATGATGACAATGATGATGACAATGAAACAAACGAAAATGTTAGTATTTACGCCTCTGCTATAAGTAAAGGTTGTAAAAAATTCTAATATATTATAATTAATAGGAGAAAAAAATGAATGAATATTTAACACCTGAACAAATTCAGGAAAAATGGAAACCAATTCTGGAACATGAAGAGATTTCCGAAATTAAAGATAATTATCGTAAGAGAGTAACTGGTATTCTTTTACAGAATGAGGAAGACGCACTTGTAGCAGAATCAAATATTACTGAAGCACCTACCAATGTAGTTGGTGGTATGGATACATATAATCCAGTTCTTATTTCTATGGTAAGACGTTCTGTTCCTGCTATGCTTGCTTTTGATATTTTTGGTGTTCAGCCAATGAAAATGCCTACTGGCTTAATTTTTGCTCTTCGTGCTCAATATGGTTCTCAGCCTACTGTTGGAGAGGATACTACAGCAAACGAAGCACAATTTAATGAAGCTGATTCTGGTTTCTCTGGTGCTCCTCGTGATCCAGCATCTCCAAATGCTGGAAAAGGAACTGAATTCCCATCTGGTTATACTGGAACAGCAAATGATGCTCCCGAACAAACTACTTCTGATGCTACATTAACTGATCCTTTTGCTACTGATTTTGGTTATGGTATCGGAATGGATACAAATTTAGCAGAAACATTAGGTGAAGAAACTGAATGGGCTAAAATGTCATTCACAATCGAGAAATTGTCTGTAGAGGCTAAATCTCGTGGTCTTAAATCTGAGTATTCTGTTGAATTAGCACAAGATTTAAAAGCAGTTCATGGTCTTAATGCTGAACAGGAACTTGCTAATATCCTTTCAACTGAAATTATTTCAGAACAAAACCGTGAAGTTCTTCGTAGAACTTATAATATGGCTGTTCTTGGTTGTCAGAATTCTGATATCGCAGTTCCGGGTACATATGATCTTGATGTAGATTCAAATGGTCGTTGGTCTGTTGAACGTTTCAAAGGACTTATGTTTCAAATTGAACGTGAAGCCAACCAAATTGCTATTGATACCCGTAGGGGTAAAGGTAACTGGATTGTATGTTCCGCTAATGTAGCTTCTGCTCTTGCTATGACAGGTCTTCTTGATACTGCTGGCAATACTAAAGTTACTCCGGGAACAGTTGATCCTGTTGGTAATCTTTTTGTTGGTGTAATGAATGGAATGATTCGTGTATATGTTGATCCTTATGTAACTATTGATATGTGTGTTGTTGGTTATAAAGGTTCTAATGCGTATGATGCTGGTGCTTACTATTGTCCATATGTTCCATTAACACTTTACAAAACAGTTCATAGTGATAGTTTCCAGCCTCGCCTTGGATTTAAAACTCGTTATGCAATTGGTGCTAATCCATTTGTAAGAGAATTCTCTGGTGGTTCTTTTAATACTGGTCTTGAAGCACGTAAAAATATTTATTTCCGAATTTTCAAAATTGAAAATCTTATGTAAATATATTGCGTAAAAGAGTATAATATGTTATAATAAGGGGAGCATCTTCGGATGTTCCCCTTTTTTGTTATAAGTAATAGTATGAGTAGTGTAAAGGATATAGAAAATAGAGTAATACAAGTCTCTAAAAATGTTATTGTAGATATTCCAGATAGAAATACTAAATATGGTTCTATGTATGTTTATATGGGTAAAGATCCTCAAGGATATCTTTATCATGCCGGAACTGCTAAAGAGATATTTACAGAAATGTTAATAGATGATAATATAGAACAAATAGATGAATTAATGGATATAATTTTGTCTTTTGATACAAGTTTGTCAATAGGTACACATTAATGATAAATTTAGAATTAAATAAAGAACTTAATTTAATGGGTCAGAATAATTTTCATTTTGAGGCTAAAGAAATGCCTAAAGTGTCATTATTTACCACAATATTTAATATGCCGGGATGTAATCTTGGTAGAGCAATTGTTCCAACATCAAATGTTGATTATGATGTTCCGGGAGAAAAATTGGTATTTGAAGATTTAACTATTTCATTTCTTGTTGATGAATATATGGAAAATTATATGGAAGTTTTTAATTGGATGGCAGCTTTAGGCTTTCCACGTTCTTCAAATCAATTTAAAGAAATTAGAAGTAGAGAACGTGAAGGAAAATATGATCCATTTGGGGATTTTCAATATACAGAAACTTCTGATATTTTAATGACAATAACAAGTAATAAATTTAATCCTATAATAAAAGTTAATTTTGTTGATTGTTTTCCTGTAGATTTATCACAACTTTCTTTTACAAATATTGATCCAACAATTACACCAATAACTGCTGATGTAACATTTGATTATTCATATTACTATTTTGAGCCTATAAATACATAATATTTTCAATAAAAGGAGAAACTATTGAAATTTGAAGAATTACAAGATCAATCAGAAAAAGATTTAAAGATTTCTATTGATACACTTGAACATGATAGTATAAGAACACCACAAATACATCATAAATATCTTAAAGAATTGATGTCTGCAAAGGATTTATATATAAGATACGAACTTGATTTACGTATCCTAAAACGTAAAAAGTGGTTATATTATTTAGGAAAATCAAAGCCAGAAATATATAATGAAAATCCTCTTGATTTAAAAATAATGAAATCAGATGTAAAAATGTTTATTGAATCTGATGATGAAGTTGTTGCTCTTGAATATAAACTTGCGTTTGTTAAACGTAAAATTTTATTTATAGAAAAGGTTATGGATGAATGTAATAGACGGTCTTTCCATATTACAAATGCTATAAAATCACTTAAATTTAAGAATGGAGAATATGATTGATGAGTGATCAAATAGTAGTAACATCTGTTAATGCTTCTTATATGGAAATTGATACTGATATTGGTATTCAAAGAGAAATAAATGAATTTTTTACTTTTTATGCTAATAATTATAAATATATGTCAAGATATAAAAATGGTCTTTGGGATGGTAAAGTTCGTCTTTTTAATTATATGAGTTCTACTTTACCTGCTGGTCTTTTTAATATTTTAGTTGAATTTGCTAAAGAACGTGATTATGAAATAGTTGATAATAGATTTATATTTGATACTGGTTCATTTTCTATGGAATATTTAGATTCATTAAATGTTCAATCAGATGGTAAAAAAATAAAATTTAGAAAACATCAAATTGAATCTATAAAAGAAATTATTAATGAAAAACGAGCAACTATAGTTTCTGCTACTTCTAGTGGAAAATCTCTTATTATATATGGTCTTATTAGATATTTTTCTAAATATCTTGATAGTAAAATACTTATTATCACACCAACAGTAAATCTTGTAACACAAATGTATAAAGATTTTGATGATTATTCTTTTAATGTTGAATGGAATGTTGATGATGAAGTTCATATGATTTATGACTATGATGGTGTTACGAAAGATAGTGATAAACAAATATATATTTCTACATGGCAAAGTATATATAAACAGCCAAAAAGTTATTTTAAAAAATTTGGTTTTGTTATATTTGATGAAGTTCATCAAGCTACTGCTGAAAGTGTTGTTCGTATTATGGATAGTTCAGAAAATGCGTGGATTCGTGCTGGTTTTACTGGAACATTGAAAGATGAAAAATTACATAAATTGAAAGTAAATGGGCTTTTTGGTGGTATAAAAAAAGTAATATCTACTCGTGAAATGATAGATGCTGGTTATGCTAGTAAACTTCATATTAAGATATTAGTTCTTGAATATAATAAATCTATATGTAAAGAAATAAATAGAAAAGTAAAAATTAATACTATAACTGGTGTTGAAAAGTTAAGAAATAATTATACTAATGAAATATCATATATAACAGAACTTGATGAACGAAATGAGTTTATTACTAATTTAGTATCTGTTTTAGATGGTAATGTGTTAGTTCTTTTCAATAAAATAGAAAAACATGGTAAACCTCTTTTTAAGAAGTTAAAGAAAAGACTTGACAAAGATAGGAAAGTATATTATATTTCGGGGGAGACTAAGGCAGAAGATCGTGAATTAATTCGTGAATCTGTGGATAGTGATATAAATAGTGTCCTTGCGGCTTCATATGGTACTTTAAGCACAGGGGTAAACATTAAGAATTTAAATTATGTTATATTTGCTTCACCTTATAAAAGTGAAATAAAGGTGTTGCAGTCCATAGGTCGTGTTTTACGACTTTCTGATGGTAAAAACAAAGCGGTTGTTTTTGATTTAGTGGATGATATGACATATGGAAAGAAACATAATTATTGCTTTTTACATTTTATGAAACGTATGGGTATGTATAAAACAGAAAAATTTCCTATGTCAGTGTCAAAATATAAACTGATTTAGGAGATTTTAATGTATGTTGATAATAAAAAGTTAAGTAAAGAATTAGGTAAATGGGCAAAGATAGTAAGGGAAGATATTAAAGCTGAAAGAAAACGAACTCCTATGACTGATTATTTAGGGGAATGTGTTTTTTTAATTTGTAATAATATGGGTTTTATGCCTCAATTTATAAATTATACTTATAAAGATGAAATGATTGGGGATGCTATTGAAAATTGTATAAAATATTCAAAAAATTATGATGGTGATAAATATAATAATGCGTTTGGATATATATCAAAAATAGCGTATCAAGCTTTTGTTAGAAGAATTAATATATCTAATAAAAGATATAGAGATCATTTAAATTATATACGAAGTAATGTTAATGCTGAAGAATTTACTGATGCTATTAATGCTGATAATCCAAATGATATAAAAGGATATACTACTCATATGGATTATCTTGCTAGTGTTATTGATGATATGAATATTGAACTTCCACCTGAGAAACCTAGAAAGAAAAAAGAAGTGATATTAACTGCTCTTGAAGAATGTATGACTAAGGATTATTGATGATTGATCAAAATAGAGTGATAAAATGATATTTCTCCTGCTTTTAATTATATAAAGGGATTATATGAAAATAGCAATAATAACAGACACTCATTTTGGTGTCCGAAATGATAGTGGGTTTTTTCAAAGATATCAGTATGAGTTTTTTAGAGATAAATTTATCCCTTATTTACTTGAAAATGGTATAAATGAAATAATTCATTTAGGTGATTTGTTTGATAGACGTAAATATATTAATTTTACGTCTCTTGCTCTTGCTAAAAAAACACTACACTTGTTAATAAGTAATGGTATTTTTATCCATCTTCTTGTTGGAAATCATGATACTTATTATAAATCTGATGGCAGTATAGTTTCATCTAAACTTCTTTTTGATTATTATGAATATGATGGAAAGATGAAAATATATGATAAACCAGAAACTGTAATTTTATCTAGTGTAAAGTTTTTAATGGTTCCTTGGATATTTCCATCAAAAGAAGAAGAAACTCTTGAAATTATAAAGATGTCTACTGCTGATGTTTGTTGTGGTCATTTTGAAATGGTAGGAGTTCCTTATCGAGGTAATATTATATCATATAATGGATTAAAACCTTCTGTTTTTTCTCATTTTGATAATGTGTTTTCTGGTCATTATCATAAATCATCAAAATATTATGTTGGCAGTCCTTATCAAATGTCATGGGCAGATTATGGTGATGAAAAACAAATAGTAATATATGATACTATTAATGGTAATGTTGAATATGAATTGTTAAGTGATTCTATTTATAAAATTATTGTTTATAATGGAGTTGATACTGAATTAAAGGATTTTGATCTTAAAGATAAAATTGTTAAAATAATTGTAAATAATAAAGATAATCCATATGATTATGAATCTTTTATAAAACAGATTGAAAGACAATTTCCTTATAAAATAACATCAAAAGATGAATATTTGTATTTAGATAGTATAATTGATGATAATGGTGTTATTGATAAAGATACATTAACAATATTATTAGAATATGTTGATGATATACCAGAAATGAAATGTGGCGATGTATTAGTTGTTAAAGATATTATTACTAAAATATATAATAAAGCTAAAAATAAATGATAATTTTTGATAAAATTGAATATAAAAATTTTCTTTCTACTGGAAATATTCCTGTAGAAATAGATATGTCTAGTAGTAACGCTAGTGTTATTACTGGAACAAATGGAAATGGTAAATCTACTTTTCTTGATGCTCTTATTTTTTGTCTTTTTGGAAAACCTTTTCGAAAAGTTAAATTAGCACAATTAATTAATAATATCAATAATAGTGATACATTAGTTATTTGTAATTTTAGAATTGGGGAGTCTGAATATAAGGTAGTTCGTGGTTTAAAACCTGCCATATTTGAAATATATATCGATAGAAAATTAATACCACAACCAGCAAAGACTAAAGATTATCAATTAATTCTTGAGAATAATATTTTAAATTTTAATTATAAATCATTTACACAAATAGTTATACTAGGGTCAGCTTCTTTTGTTCCATTTATGCAATTACCTCTTGCTTCAAGAAGAGAAATAATTGAAAATATTCTTGATATTGGTATTTTTTCAAAAATGAATGAAATACTTAAAGGAACTACATTATTTTTGAAAGAAGAAATTGAACAAAAACGACACAAACTTGATCTTGTTAAAAATGAATATAAATTAAAACTTGAGTTTTATAATGATAAAGTTAAAGATCGTGATCAAAGAGTATCTGATATTGTAGATAAGATTTTAGAATATGAAAATGATATACAGACTATTATAAATGATAGAACTATTCTTATAGATGTTTGTGCTGAAAAAGAAAAAGAATTAGTTGATGACGGGAGTATTCGGGAAATAATTACTGATTTGGAAAAATCTATTTTTAAATTGAAATCCGATGTAAAACGATGGGAAAAGGAAGTAAAATTTTATAAAAAACATGCTCATTGTCCGAAATGTGATCAAATAATAGATGATGAACATAAGAAATCAAAAATTTGTTCTAATAAAAAAGAAATTGATGAAGCATTGGATCTTATAAAATTACACACACAATCAAAAGAAGAATATAAAATTATTTTAGATAAAAATGAAAAAATAGTTTTTGAGTATAATAAATTATATACTGATATTGAACATTCTCATGTTCTTGAGGGTATAAAAGTTGAATTATTAAATAATATTAAAAAAGAACTTAATGTAATTAATAATTCTAATGATGATGTTAATACTATTAAATTTGAAATTGATTTATTGGTAATAGATATTAAAGAAATTGATGATTTATTACAAAAGAAAATACATATTGCTCATTATTATAGTATAGTTCAACAAATATTGAAAGATGATGGAGTAAAAACTCGTATAATAAATCAGTATTTACCTATGATAAACAATACTGTTAATAAATATTTAAATATGTTAGATTTTTCTATTAATTTTATATTTGATGGAAATTTTAATGAAAGTATTTATTCTCAATATAGGAGTGATTTTACATATCATTCTTTTAGTGAGGGAGAAAAAAGTAGAATTGATCTTGCTCTATTATTTACATGGAGAGAAATAGCTCTTGAAAAATCAAGAAATGCAACAAATCTTCTTATATTTGATGAAATTTTTGATGGTTCTCTTGATAATGATGGGGTGGAGAATTTTATGAGTATTATTTCTGCTGATAAAAATGTTAGTAACGTTTTTGTAATTAGTCATAAAGATGCTGCCATAAATAGTAGGTTTGATCAAGAATTATGTTTTAAAAAAAGAGGTCATTTTTCATATGTTGAGAATAACTCTTGACAAAACGGATTAAATTAGTTAGAATGATATAAATTTAAAGGGAGATTTATCTATGAAATTATCTGAAAGAACATTAAAATTGTTAAAAAACTTTGCCGGAATTAATCAATCTATTTATATTAGATCTGGTAATTCTATTTCTACTGTTGCTATTGCTAAAAATATTTATTCTGAAAGTGAAATTGAAGAAGAATTTCCAGTATCATTTGCGTTATATGATTTAACTGAATTTCTTAATACTATGAAAATGTTTAATAATCCAGTGCTTGATTTTTCTGATGCTGAAAATAATTATATGTATATATGTGAAGAAAATAATCCTCATTTTAAAGTTAGGTATGTTTTTGCTCCATTAAAACATATTGTATATCCAGAAAAACGTCCTAATCTTGGTATTACTGATGTAAATTTTAAGTTAAAACTTGAGACATTAACTTCAATCATGAAAGCTTCTAATGTAATGCAATTACCTAACATGATTATAACACCTATTGATGAGAATAATGTAAGTGTTAATGTAACAGATGTCAAGGATAGTTCGTCAAATAAATTTTCTATTCAAATTGATGCTGATGTTCAAGCTGAAAATGATTTTAATTTGATCTTTAATATGGATACTTTTAAAATGATTCCTCAAGATTATGATATTGGTATTGCTGATGGTCGTTTATCATCTTGGTATAATAATGATGTAGATTATGTAATAGCATTAGATATTAAATCTGATTATAATAAATAGAGGTATATATGAATTATAATGATCGTGAATATATATGGGTGGAGAAATATAGACCACCTAATATAAAAGATTGTGTTTTACCTGTTAGAATAAAGAAAATTGCTGAAGGTATAGTAAAAACTGGTGATCTTCAAAATATGCTTTTTTATTCAGGCGCAGGAATGGGTAAAACTACTCTTGCTCGTGCTATATGTAATGAGCTTGATCTTGATTATATAATTATTAATGGTTCAAAAGAAGGACGTTTAATTGAAACTGTAAGAAGCACTGTTACTCATTTTGCTAATACTCTTTCTATTGATAGTTCAACTGATAAACCAAAAGTTGTTATATATGATGAATTTGATAATGCTGGCGAAGTTCAAATGGCAGTTCGTGGATTAGTTGAGGAAGTTAGTGAGAATTGTAGATTTATTTTTACTGGTAATTATATTACAAAAATTATCGAACCTATTCATTCAAGAGTTGGACTTATTGATTTTTCTATACCAGAAGATGAGAAAGTTAATTTGATGACTGAAGTTATGGATAGATGTGAAAATGTTTTAAATAGTGAAAATGTTCCATATGAAAAAAAAGCTTTGGCACAATTTATAACTAAATATTTTCCTGATTTTCGTAAGATATTAAATGAACTTCAATTATATTCACTTACTGGAAAGATTGATATTGGTATTCTTGATGCTGTTACAACTAAAATTGATATATTAGTTGATTGTGTTAAAAGAGGAGATTTTAGAGAAAGTAGAAAATGGATTATTAATAATACATATGATGGTAGTATATATTCTGCTATTATGAATAAATTATATCCTGATATTAAAGATGGACAACAAAAAGCAACTGCTATTGTTTTATCTAATGATTATCAATATAAACATACTTTTGCTATTGATCCTGATTTAAATCTTTCTGCTTATATAGTAGAACTTATGGGTGTATTTTTATAATGGCAACAATAACTAATTTTTTTAAGGCTGTTTCGCATATTAAAGATGATAAATTTACAGATGCTGAATATGAGAAGGATTATATACCTTTTTTAGTTAATAGGAGTCTTTCTTTTCATGCTGATACTGTATTAGTGGTGAATGAACTTAATACTAGATCATTTATTGATAATAAGAATCAATTTCGTTTTTTGAATTTAATTATTCCAAAAAGAAAACGTAATCCAGTATGGATTAAACAAACTAAGGATAAAGATTTGAAATTAGTTTCTGATTATTATGGAATATCTTTAGAAAAGACTGAGATTTATATGAAGATACTTTTTGATGAACAATTAGAAAGTATTAAAGAAAAAATGAATAAAGGTGGGAGAACTAAATAGGGAGATTTATTAAATGAATAATGAAAAATATATGATATCATTGGATAATTGGTATGAAAATTATGCGCTTGAGGTTGAATTAGTTGATGATAATTCTTTTCTCTTGGCAGTAGAGACATTAGAACGAATGGGAATTTTGGCTAATAATAAACATACATTATTTCAGTCATGTCATATTCTTTATAAAAGAGAGAAATATTATATTGTCCATTTTAAAGAGCTTTTTGCTTTAGATGGTAGGGCTGTTAATCTTACAGATGATGATATTCATAGAAGAAATTTAATTGCTTCATTACTTCAGGAATGGGGAATGATAAAGATTGTTGATTCAGAAAAATGGAATGATAAACTTCCAATTTCTGCTATTAAAATTGTTAAACATTCTGATAAAGAAAATTATAATCTTGTTACTAAATATCAGATTGGAAATAAACATAATTAGGGAGAATATATGAATAATAATAATATTGTTGGAGTTTATCCTCTTTCTGAAGAGGCAACTATTCCATTTTTAGGAACTGAATTAAGTGCTTGTCATGATATATGTGCTTGTTTACATAATGAGGAAGTAAAATTTCATGGAAGACATGACGGAGTTAAAGTTGAAGAATTTGGAACTGATGATGCTTATATTCGTCTTTTTCCAGATGATATGGCGTTGATTCCTACAGGATTAATTTTTTGTTTACCAAATAAGTATTTTCTTGATATTCGTTCTCGTTCTGGAAATACATGGAAACGTTTTTTAACTGTAGCAAATCAGCCGGGAACTATTGATGCTGATTATACTAAAGAGACATATGTTCTTTTACAGAATAGATCATTAAGTCCTCAGATTATTAAAACTGGTGATGCTATTGCTCAGTGTAAATTAACTGAAAGAATTCCTGCTGAATTTATTCCAATTGATAAAGAACAGTTTGATTTCTTTTGTGAATATATTGAAAAAGATTCTTCTCGTAATGGTGGTTTTGGATCAACTAATAAATCATAAATAATAGTATAAATATTTTAATAAAAGGTGAACGATATTTCACAGAATGCGTATTGGCTAACTCCAAATGGAAAATTAATAAAGCCTAAAACAAGACATATAATTACTGTTGTTAAAAATCCAAAACAATTTTGCGAAACAAAGAAATCTTTACAGGATACTTTTGATAAGTATAATGAACAGATGAATAGTAATGTTGAAGGAAAGGCACGTGATGAAATTCTTTTAAGAGTTATTAATCGTGGTTTTGTTCGTATTCGTTTAGGAGGAACAAGAAGAAATCAAAGATGGTCTATTCAATTGAATAGAATTACTTCTGATATAAATGATGCGTTATGGCAATGGGCAAATCAAATTATTAAAGATGGTTCTGCTCCTGATAAGTATGCTGATGTTGTTATTCATCAAATAGGTAGGGGTAATAAAATGACAAGGACTGATCTTAATTCTATTGCTGAAGGTGGTAATATAAAAGAGCAAAAAGAATTTATTAGGATTTATGAAGAAGATGAAGTAAAAGATTTACCACGATGGGTTGATTATGCTCATAAGATTGATCCGAAATCTCTTTCAGAACAAGCTAAGATTGAAATTTTAGCACATAGATTTAGAGGATAATATGAAAACATTTAAACAAAATATAAACGAATCTTCATTATCAAGATTATGGTCGCATAATAATGATCATGATTGTGCTGCTTTGACTGCTTTTAGAGTTGCTACTGATTGCGGAAAAGGCGGAGAATATTCACATAAGGATAATCAAAATAGAAATAAATCACTTAAGGCAAAATTACTTAGTCTTGGATATGGCGTAACTGTCTTGAAAGGTAGATATCCTGAAGGTGGTGAAACTGCTATTGAAATTTCATTTTTTGTTGTTAATTTAAATGATCGTAAAGATTTTTTTAAAATTATTTCTAAACTTGGGGAAAATTTCGAACAGGATTCTGTATTATTAATTCCAAAAGGTTCAATTAATAATGATGCGAAAGCTTATTTATATGGAACTAATCATTGTTCTAATAATTGGTTGGGTTATCATAAAAAAGAAGTGTTCGCTAAAGGAAAATTAGGAAGAGTAAGTAAAATATATACATCATATGTTGGCAAAAGACCGTTTATTTTTGAAGAAATTGGTGAGGAATGTATATTACCATCAAGTGGAATGGGTAGATGGATGATGAATATTATTGCTGAAAAGGATTGGAAAGAATTGGAAGATTAAATATTATTATTATATTTTAGACATTTTTATATATGCCCTATCATATGATAGGGCATTTTTTTTGTATTTTTTATTGACAATAATATCTGAATGATTATATTATAAGATGTAAGGGGGGAAAGGTTCTCTCCAATTGATTTGTTATGGAGGTTGTTATGAATGTTAAATTGAGTGTTTTTTGTGAGAGTTCTTATGACCGTAAATATGTTGAGA